TATATCAGTTGTAGTTGGCGGTGGGTCCAGCACAGTGTGGGCAGCTAGACTAATATGAGTGCTATATCTAGTGTTTACGCTAACAATTTCGATTCGGTAAAGATTGCAAAAGAAAATTTTGTGAATCAGTATGTGAATAATCATCCAAACAGATTATCAGTTTTACGATTTACAGGCACTTTGAATATCGAATTTGATGGACGAAATTCAGCACTCGTCACTGGTTTGACCACGAATAAAACTAATACTGACTATGATTTTTCAACGTTTCCCGAGTGGACACGAAGATTCAATGAGCAATTACCAACACTTTTTGGTCTTGCTCAATTCCCAACGCCTTCGGGGCATGGATTAGAAAAAGGAGAGTTCTACGTTTTTCAAGAGATTTACTACTTTTGGAGGTTTGGTATTTATTTTGGCCTCGAATATGATCCAGTTAAGGTCGGTGAATCTACAACGATTTATTATGAAAGGGACACGGTTGATGATCCGTGGGTTGAAACGTCCACAGAAAGCTCTGATATAGAAACTATTTGGATACCGTATATTGGCGACCCAGTTTTCCCTGCTGAAAATCAAGGTGGAGACCCAATTTCAGGAGGACGGGGACCAGACGATAATGATAACTCAGTAGCTTTTGGCGCGTGGCCCAGTGCAGTTTCAGATTTATTAAATGGCGTAGTAGTTTATCGCCTACCGTGGGACGTTAATTGGGAAAATGAATCTGATATTTTTGCAGATCACATCGCGGATTACATCGCTGCAAATAATGAAGATGATGAAGGGGGGTGGACAGGTTCAACCACAATAGCGCTGGAGTTCTCTTGAACATCTTGCATAGCGGTGGCATCTACGGAAGCCGTTGAAAAGGTGGGCTAATCCTATACGGGGTATAGCTTAGCGCTGCTAATACGTTTGACTTGTCAACTGGAAATTGGGTGATATAGTTGCCCCACTCCGTGCCTGATACGTTCCAATCCGCTGTAGAAAAAAAGCTTGCCGCGCCCGCAGCGGTTCAGAAAAGATATGGCTATGAGGTAGAAAAACCTGAAGTTAAAAAGAGTGTCGATGAATATTTTAAGAAGAACACTCATGTAGCTGGAATGGTTATGGGAGGTGGGCACAATGGTTCTGACCCAAACGAGCCTATATCTATTGTCTCTAACCCATATAATAAATATATGCAAGACCCAGCTAAAAGAGAAGGTCTCTATAAGATAGAGGCCGCTCGGGCTTTAATGGCATCTAATCCTGTACCTGAATTTACTCTTACCCCTCAGATGCAAAAGCTACGCAAGCTGCATTTTAAACCAGACGAGCCTTATTATAGTAACGATCAGGCGTTTCGCGAGTCACTGATATCTCGCGTGTTGACAAATGACGTCCCTAAAAATCTCATTACTCCTGAGATGGCCGCTGAGGCTAAGAGATTTGAACAACTACTCAAAGAAAGAGAATAAGTTAAACCCATTTAAAAACTGAACCCCCATGCCCGACACCTTCCAATCTGCTGTAGAAAAAAAGCTTACCGCTCCGGCTGTGTCTGATTATGGGAAGCGTCCAGACGGTTCCAAGAAAAGGAAGGGCTGGCTGGGGGTCATTGATTTGGGCGACGGAAACGTGGCCACAGAATACACGACTCAATCTGACGCCGTTCGAGTCGGTAAAAAGCGTATTGATTTCCCCACGCTAGTTCCGACTCTGACTCCAGAGGACGTGGAGCGCCTGAAAAAAGTCATTACTGGCAAGGGTGCTATACCCGAAGACATCATGCAAAAAGCCATTGAGCATGCCCGCAAACAATTAGCCGAAGGTAAATCTGTTTTTTCTGATAAATAATCCTAAGTAAAACCCCATGCCCGCACTTACCGTAGCTCAACTCAGACCCATCTTAGGCTCCTACGTCGAACCTTCTGGAGATTTTACAGCCGCCCTCGCGCAAGTCCTGCCGCGTCTTTACGCCTTGGGCATGTGGCGTGACCTCGTGTATCAAGTTTCGATGAGTTCCGAAAACGGCATCGTGACCCTACCCGAAGGTTCCGAGTCTATTATTTCATGCACCGTTGATGATAAACCGCAGCCCGTCCGAAGCCTATGGCACGATATTCGCATTGTCGGGCGGCAAGCCGAAACCAGCCCTTATTTCGGCATGGTCGATGACGGCCTACACGCCACATTCCGTCTTTTACCTGACAACCTCACGACGCTCCATGTTGTTCCGTCTACTGAGAATGTAACTGGCAGTGCCTTCGCCCCTGCATCCGGCGAGTCGATCACGATTCGGGCATCCAACGGAATTCAGATGTATCAAGTTACCGCTACGTCGGGGTCGCCTAATTTTACGTTCCCCTCAGCGATTACATTTATCGAATCTATTACCTACGATAGCCTTATTGAAAAGTTCGATATCCGATCTACCGCAGCTACCGTTAACACCACGCTTGCTACAGTGGGCTACGGCAGCGGGTCAACCCGCTATCGCCGCTTTAGAGTGGGCGATCCTTCACTCCCCGCTGTTATTGCGCACATGCTAGTGAAGCGGTCTTGCCCAGCCTTTTTGAGCGATAACACCATTATTCACCTCGGCGACATCAACGCGCTTAAGCACGGTCTTTTAGGGCGGATCGCAGAAGATAGCGCGGATATCGAGCGCGCCAATTACCATTGGCAGATATGCACGCAGCTTCTTGATTCCGAGCTAGACGCCTTTAGGGGAGCTGCTAAACCGATGCTTCAGATCAATCCTTACGGAGTGAGTGGACCCACAATTAACATGCTATAATGAAGTATCCCAAAACAATTGCTATCGCGGGGCACAACATAAAGTTACGATTTGAAACGCTGTGCGATTGTTATGGTCAATATGAGCATGACCGAAAAACAATTCTAATCGACAAAGAATATCACGGTCCGGACGTATGTGTGCTAGAAACCATACGGCATGAAATGCTGGAAGCGTCTCTCTTACTATCTGGCGTCGGATTTTCCGATAAATACTGTCAAGAAATAATAGTTCGGTGCATCGAAGAAATTTTCTTCCCCGCATGGGACCGATTCTGCGAACGAATACATGGCAAAAAATAGGTCTACAAGCGCGTCGAAAATAATTGAAGTCATCCCAACTGCAAAAGATTTAAAAACGGCGTCCGATAGGGCTGCTCAGTTAGGTGTATTGCCCAATTCATTTACTGGCGGCCGAGGCAGGATGACGGGCTTCTTAGGTGAAGTTGCTTTCGGGAACTATTACAAGGACTGTTGCTACGTGGGTGACTCTTCTTTTACGCACGACTTCACGCTCAATGACTGGAAAATCGAGGTTAAATCGAAGAGCTGCTCTTCGAAGCCGAAGGTAGAATACAACGTATCGGTTAATGGTGGAGAAAATAAAGAATGGTTAAACGATATTTTTTTCTTCACAAGAGTAAACTCTTCATACTCGCGAGTCTGGCTTTTGGGCTGGATGAAACGGGGTAATTTTCTCCGCAGGGCAGAATACAAAAAAGCGGGTGAATCCGATTCTGACGGATTCACCCACCAATCTTCGGGGCATCACTTGTCAATTAAGCAACTGCGTCGGCCAGACTCTTTCCTTGACTCATTGTAATGTCATATTTTGAGCTTAGATCGATCTCCCAGATCTTACCACCACCCTTACCGTCCGAACGGACTGGTCGCACGTGTGGGTTGTTCTTACCAGCTTCTTCCATAGTTGACATTCCACGGCGGACAAATTCCAAGTTGGCGCTCATACCTACATTTCGCCCGTTGTTGAACTCGTGAAGTGAGACTTGAAACTCGGTGAGCGTCCCCCTCCAATGAGTCTTGTCGGGCGTATAATCGCGCGCACGCTTGGCGAAGAACTCAACAAGCTCTGCAACAGACGAGCGACTGGAATTGTCATAAGCTGCAGAGGCAATAGTCTCATCTATGTAGCTCTTAATCCCGAAACGGCCAAATTCTTCAAGGGCTTTTGGGACTTTCCAATCCAAGAGCCATCTCGCGAAGTGGGAGAGTTCCTCCTCGATTGTCTTCTCTAGTTGCGAATTGCGGGGGAATTTACTTGTTGCAGTATCCGCGATACGGAGCGCCATAAGTTTGTCGCGATTGCTACTGTCAAGCGCGGGAATTACCGAGAGACTGTTGGCGTCCATGTTGAGTGAAAAGATCACCCGCCCAGTCCACGGAATTGAAAGCGCGTCAGCATACTTAGCCATGTATTCAACACGTGGGTTTGCTACGGAACGCTTAATTAGTTCAGTAGCCTTACGCTGATCCTGAAAGGAAGCGGCCGACGTTGTATCGTCGATAACCCATGCTGCCACACGACCCAAGTCTTTGTTGAACTTGGTCTGACCGCTTAGGTAATCGCTGGCGTCCGCATATCCGCCGACTAACCCGCTGATCACTCGGTTGGATAACAACGACTTTCCTTTATTCGTCGGGCCGACCAGCAATAATGCGTGGCCTTGAACGAACTCACGCTCGTAGACCGCTTTGTAAAACCGCTGCAGCCATGCGTAGAAGTAGTCTACAGTATTATTGGAGCGTGACGAATCGTTGACAAATAACTGGTTTAACCATCCGTGGATGAACGGCCACTTAGCGATGTCGCCGTCAATGTCTGGTTCGATTGGTTTTATATTAGCGCAGTTGAGAATGCGATTCCCGTTACTGACAACTATGCGGTCTTTACTGAAGACTACAGGGGCGATCTCATCGATACGATTCTGGTTCGATATCGTCAGGATAGCCGCTTCAACTTCCGAAAGAGGCTGACCTTTCTTCTGTTTGATAGAGAAGCCGCTCTGACGTAGCTCAAGAACAAGCTGCTCCCGTGGTATTGTGACGGCCGCTTCGAACAGTAGCTTGAAGAATGATCGCCCGTTGAACCAGTATTCGCCAAGTAAGCTGCCCATCTTCTTCTGCTCAAAAGCCTTTACAAACGCCCCGCCGAGAATATCTCCCCAGCTCATAAAGCCTTGAGAGGCGCGGTCGCTGTAGCAGATGATCCCGTCTTCCACGACTTGGCAGCCGTCTCGGTTGATGCCGTCGTCGATCCAGAATAGTGGACCGCGTGAACCAATTTCAAAATCGCCAACCCAGCGGTTAGGGTATCGGGCTTCGACTTCTGCTGCGACAATATCGATTGGGATCGACGTGTCGTTAGATTGCGGTGGTGCGTCTCCAGCAGCTTTGGTGAGCGCGGTATGGACGGCGATATCGGAGAGTATTCCACCGACGCTCGTCCAGTCATCGCCCAGTTCGAAATACTGGTTCGCCTTGATCGAGGTGCTATCGAATCCAGCGAACAAGCGTTCCAGCTTAAGCGTCGTCTTGATGTGCTTCATGAAGCTGTCGAACATCGCGGGTGCGATTGGCATTGGGTTTTCGAATTCCCAGATAAGGCGTAGATATCCAGACTGGGTTTTTGTCCTCCATGTTGGCGGGTTCAAGCCGCACTTAGAGGCGATGTCGCTATCGATGCTACCCCAGTTTACGGGGGCGTCGTAGTCGGCGATGACCCCATAAATCTTGTTCGGAGGGTTATCGTTCGAGATCCGCTTCGACGGCGCGCTTCCTTCGACCGCGCTATAGAAAACGTGGTCTGTTCCCGCGTCAGCACACCAAGCTCGATAAGCTGCCTTGTTGGTAAAGGCTGGCTTAGGCTTGCTAAGTGTATTGAGTGTGGTGGCTTTTACAGCGCGATTGTCGCGCAGGTTCTTAATGTATCGGTATGTCATTTTGTGTATGTGTGTGGAGATTATTTTTCGTAGACGGAGATTATGTTCCCTTCAGCGGAAACTGGAATGTCTGAAATCCAATCGGGTGGAGTAGACATGATTTCAACGATGCGTGCCAATGCGTCTTCGGCTTCGGCCTCATCGACTTCGACGACCACTTCATCGTGGACGTGGAAAATGATCCTGAACCCCGAATCATGAATCCTGCAAAGCATGCTGCAGAAGATATCACGCGCAAGTGCTTGGGACGCATTCTCGGCAAGAAGACCGCCCCACAGCTTAACCGGAACGCGCTTACCGTTTCGGTTCATCAGGGCTACATAGTTGATCTTCCCGTTCTGCTTTACAGGACGTAGCTTGCCATAATCAAGGGCGCGCCCACTCGGAAGGTCGATGGTGAGCGGTATCTGTTGGTCGTAAGACACCGCAACATCCGTCGTGTAATCGCGCCAGAGTCTGGTAACGGAGGTCATCTTGTTCCGGTAAAGCTGGATAGCGGAAGTAGCGTCTTTCAGAGTCATGCCTGACATGACGGTAAACTTCTCTGCACCAGCTCCGTAGCCACAGCCGAGAACCATCGCCTTTACGCGATGACGCAACTTGGAATCCTTCTCGCGAAGACTACCTTTGTCACGGCTCCATAATCCGAAACGAATGGCGAAGGCTTCGTAGATGTCATCACACGCTTTGATCTCAGCCATCGCCTCTTTGTCTTTGGCAAGCCAGCACAACGTGCGCACTTCGATTTGCGAAAGGTCAACCACAACGAGCTTCTTACCAGCTGGTGCTGCAATCAAACTGCGCAGCTTCACTCCGAACATCTCTTCTTTCGGTAGGTTCTGTATATTCAGGTTGCCGCCAGAGCCACTAAAGCGTCCGGTGTGCGCCCCGAAATACATTAACCCACCGTAGTAGCGGTTGTCAGGCATCGTCGCAAACTGGAAGGACTCGATTTTCTTTTTGAGCGAATTGATTCGACGCCAGCTGATAACAGCGTTGACCCACGCATACTTCTTACCATTAACGCGCAGCCACTCTTGGGCATCTGCATCTGTTGCAGCAAGGCTGTGGGGTGGCTCGATACCAACTTTACGACATTGCGCGTCGAAAGCTGGACGACTGAGTAGGGGCTTATCGTTGAGCCACGGAATCGCTTCCTCAGCTTCGAAGAGTTTGATGTTGATAATTTCGATCTGTTTTTTCAACAACTCAGTGTCGATGGGGATACCGCGTTGCACAGATGTTCTGTTAACGAAGCTGATAGCTCGTTCAGCGGCAGGCCATTTCGGTGAGTAGTCCTGCCACAGGCGCAAGCAGAGTTCTGAGTCCTTCAGCGCGTATTCGGTTACCTCTTTCTTGAACTCCTCAGACATGGTGGCCCAGTTTTTGTTGCTCATGTTGTCACGTGTTGATTTATCAACGGTGAGATTGTAAGCAGCGGCGGCAGCGTTTTTAAGGGATCGCGGTAGCCCGCAGTAGGCGACCATATCCGCAGTGCAGTGCCATTCTGCGGCCTTTGCTTCAGGCCACCAGTTCTGGGTTACACCGTACAGGTAGAGGGTTTCGTCGAACGATGCGTTGTGAGACAGGACAGTCTGTCCTCCTATGAGGGACCAATCGAAGTCTTTTGGGTGTCCTACAAAGGAGAAGCCGTTATCCGCGACGACAGAAACCATGTAAGCGTCGAAGTCAGGATGAGAAAAATAGCCCAGCGGGCCGAGTGTTTTAATCGAGCACTCTTTCGAGTAATACGATTCGAAGTCAATAGCGTAGGTAGTCATATGTGGTATTTGTGGCCTGAGCCGAAAAAGCCCACATCGAGTAATACCCGATGTGGGCTTTAGGTTTTGGTTGCTGATTAGTCTTCGACTACTTCAAACTTCAGTTCGAGTTGCCCCTCTTCAGGTGGGATGACTTCCGCAAGAGTGTCACGGACGACAATCAGTTTGTTAAGGTTCGACTGGATTTGCTCAAGTTGACCAGAAAGATCGTCGATCATTTTGCTCAGCATTGCTACTTCTGTTTTTAGGATTTCGTTTTTTTCCATATGTATTTTTTGGTTTATGCTACGAAGGATTGGGTGAACTCGATAACAGCTGGGTCAGGTGCTTCTGGGCTTACGCTCAGCGATGGTGCATACCAAGAGTATTTACCCTTGGAGATAAGCCCTGCGCTGAAGTTCCATAGGCGTCCTTGAAGCGGCGTTGTCTTGTTGAAGGCTGCGAACGTGGCCAAACGTTTGTAGGTCTGGCGGTAAGCATCCTTAGCTACGTTGATGCGACCCATTGCATATTGGTGATTACCAATAGGGAACGGATAAGCTTCTTCGTTGTCAGCGCCTTCCGGTTGCTTGAAGAGGAGAGTGATCTCCGCAAACTCAAGTATCCCGTAATCCGATTCGGCAGCGATGCGGTCGGCATCTTCCCGTGAGTAGGCGATCTTGGGGATACCGTCGTCGTCGTAGGGAATGTCTTCGCGCCATCCTTTAAGTGCTGAGATGACCATAACTTGACGGACTTCTTCAGCGTCTTGAATAACGTGCTGCTTATCGATAACAACAGACCCGATAGGTGCGGGAATGTCGCTGGTCTTCTGAACGATATTGATACGTGGGATATCGATATCTGCGGCGTCAATCGACAAACCGCTTTGGTTTGTGATTCCAGTATTGTGTTCCATTTGGATTACTTCTGTTTCCATATTCTTGGTTTCGGTTTTGGTTTCGGTTTCGGTTTCGGTCTTTTGTTTCTTGTTTTTGGTTGCCATATTATTGGTTCTTGTTTCTTGTTTCTTGTTTCTTGGTTATCGACTGCGATTTACTGGAGTGTATAGCGCGTGTCGGAGGTTTTGAGAATACCTGCGTTTTCGCAGGCGTCAACAAATTCTTCAGAAATTTTTCCTTTTTCACCCTTTTCAGCATTTGCTGAAATCAGCTTGCAGACCTTACTGATTGATATTGTGGCGTTCTCAAGGATTTCCGCCGAGTCAATTCCAAAACCCATAGCGACCGCGACGAGTCCGCCGTTGTCAGTGATACTCTTTGTAGCGCCCATTGAGCGGAGGCGGAGGGTGGGGAACTGCATCCCGTCTTTGGCGTGTTTCATAATACGCTCTTTGAAACGGTCGGACCAGTTAGAAACAATCTTGGAGATTGCCCAGAGTTCTTCAAGATCCGATGGGTCTTCGGTTTTATCAAAGTCGATATCTGGCAACTGAGGATTTACCTTCTTGGCAACTTCAACAATGAGTCCACCCAACGCGGGGCAGTGGTCCTCGTGGCGGCAGAAGCGGCAGTTCTGTGTTGGGCGGCAGTCGCTGATTGCTGGCGTCCCGTTCTCCCACATTGGGCGGACGCGCTCGCCTTCCCTGATGATATTGCTGAGTTCGTCGATAAGAGGTTGGAGATCGCGGCCACGCTCAAAGGTGTGTGCTAGGGACGCACGGTGTTGCGGGACATAGAACACGAATGTGATTTCGTTTATTTCTTCAAACTGCTGGAATGCGCCAATGACGTATGCTTTAGCTTGCCAGTTCTTTTCGGGCGGGTCGATGATGGAGATACCAGTTTTGTAGTCTGCCATAACGGCGCGATCACCCATTTGGATAAAGCGGTCGCATGTCCCCCAAGTCTCAGTTCCGTTGAGCCTGATATTTACTTGGATCTCGTTGTGTTCGATTCCGCCTTCTGGGAAGTTCTTCATGAACTCCTTTTCCATTTCCACAATCTGATCGTAGATATTGGTTTCCTCTTCGTTATGCAAAGCGGACGGGTCGAAGACTTCAAGAGCTTCGTGGATGCGTGTCCCCATTTCGGCGGCAGCGGATGACCCGTCTTTGCCGTGGTAGCCAGCGCAGCCAGCGACATACTTGAGAGATGATGGCGAGAACTCCGCGTGTCCGCGTGAGCTGTGGTCGGGGGTAGTGGTTTCTTGGTTCATGAATCTTGTTTCGTGTGAAGTGTGTCCATAGCTTTGCGCTTTTTCTCTAGCGCGGTCAAAACTTTTTCTTCAATAGTTTTCGAAGCGACTAGAACCCTTTGAATTGCAGGGCTTTTTGCGTTTGCGCGATGGATGCGACCGAGTGTCTGGACGTATTCTTTCACGTTAAACGTGGGTGAGATCAAACTCATGCGCGGGTATCCACCGTGTTCATCGTGTAGAGATACGCCGACTCCGCCAGCCGCAATGTTGCAGATGATGACGCGGGTTTGGTTGGTCTGGAACCGTTGCACGTTATCTTCGCGAACCATAGCTGACTGACCACCGACAACGACTGATGCGTCGGGAAATGATGACGCTAGTGACTTGACTGTATCTACGAAGTTGACGAACACAGCTACACTGAATCCCTCTTCGTTTGCGTCTTCGATCATGCCAATGATGTCTGGCACTTTCGCTGCCTCTGCAAGCTGACGAGCGCGTAGAATCTCGACAAGGATATGGGGACTCGCGCCACCTCCTTCAAGGAAGGTTTCAACGATGTCAGGCGTAATGCCGTGCTGCTTGTAGAATTTAGCGATGTCGCTCAGGCCAGAGAACGCGAGCGGCTCTGTGATAATCTGGTTATCAGCAAAGGCTGCTGGCAGATCTGCGGGGGTAAGCTTAACGCAATTCACGCCGTAGAGTTCTTTGTTGAGGTCAGACAACTTTGCAAGTGGACCCGCGACCCACTTGTGCCACGGGTCTTGTCTGCAACCGTAGCGCAGCATCCAGCTTGTCCAGCTCTTCTTGGTATCTTCCGACTTGTTTAGTGAGTGCTTGCCGAGAACATAACCCATAGACCGCATCTCTGTAGGATCTTGGCACGCTGTTGCTGATAAGAGCAGATTGTAATACCCAGCTTGATGAGCAGCGATAAGCATTTGACTGTTCTGGGAATAGGCCGCTTTGCATTTATGACACTCATCCCAAATGATGAGAGTCTCAGTCGGGAGTTTCCAGCGGTATATTTTCTTACCTGCTTTGGTAAGGTACGCACTACCACGTTTGAGTTTCTCGTAGTTAGTTACGAAGATTGGCGTAATGCCTACCTCTTTAAACTCACGTTCCCATGATGGGATGACGATCTTAGGACAGACGACGGCAACCGGAATCCCTAACTCTAACGCAACTCTGGATGCAATAACCGTCTTACCGACTCCGGTATGGGAGCCATCAAGTGCGCCTCTGTGCTGCTTGAGCGCTGCAATGAGGAAGTCAACGGACTCCCGTTGCTTGGGGAATAGTGTTTTCATGAGATCAATACGCCCACTTAGCGTCACCTAAAAGTTCTGTCGAGTCTTGCCACCAGTCGTCCCATTGTTCGTTCGTGGCGACGTTCCAGTCAGGAATGCGTTCGACCGCGTCTTTCGGGGTCAGGCTGAGAGGCATCCATTTGAGTCGGTTGTTTGGGTATATTGCAATCTGCCCATTCGATAGCTTGACCACGTTGCCCTCCTTGTGTTCCTCCAGAAGTTCAACGTCACCGATGTCCAGTGTCCCAGCAGCTTGATTCTCAGGCAGGAAATCAATCGTGAACCAGTAATGCCCAGTCATTGGAGCGCAACCCTTACCCATGTTGACAAGCATCGGCACATCGCAAAGCTGGCTTTTCTGCCAGACTTCAATGCTACCAGACAAACACTCCCACATCTGTACCTTGTGAAGTGGTAGGTCAACTTGATCTCCGTCTGGCTCGTAGTGGTAGATGCACTGTGGCGGAATCTTGTCAAAGCAAGCGGCGTATTTGTCCACCCACACTTGGAAGCAGAACGGGCGGTTCCGCATTGCACGGACGCTTACTAACCACGCTGGCTCATACTCCGTATCACTACCGCCAAAGGCATCGCAACGGACATAGACTCTAGACTTAGGTAGGTTGGTGTTCCTCATCGGTAATATTTTTGTTTGTGTTGTGCTTTTTGAATTAGAAGTTACTGCTCGGTAACACGGGTGTTTTTGTATCGTCCGGCATAAATTGAATTTCATCCAGCATATCGCTTGGTTCTTGATGCCCGTTTGCCATCGCCTCAATCCATCGCGCAGGGTCAATCGTTGCGGTGTGCTTCCATCCTTCATCTAAGAGTCTCGCTTCTACTTCTCGAAGCTCTTCGTCGGAGTAGCATTTTATTACTCCATTAAGAGCGTAAATAAAAAGCATTCGGTCTAGTTTGGTGTAGCCTATTCGTCTGGGTTTGTTAGAGTCGTAATCTGGACTCCATCCTACGTGTCCTACTTGGAATTTATCGTTCATGTTTTTAAATAGTCTAGGTTCTTTAGACTGTCAATTATTTTTTACAAATACTAAAGATGGCAGTCTTCACAAGCCCAGCCCATGTTCCATGAATAGATGAGCCTGCGGCCACACCACAAACATTCCATTTCGCTTTCTGGCGGGCGACCCGTTTCAACACCAAATTCTTCAGCTTTAAATTCCGATCCGCGATGTGGGTTAGAGGGCTTCCTGTATCGGTCATCCTGTAACGTGCCGCAGTGCTGGGCGTCCAGTAGGATGTTGCAGCTACAGGCCGCATGAGCGATGTGAGAGATACCGGATTCAGGGTCAAGGTCTTCCCCGTCACGCCAAGCGTTGAGGTGTCGCATGATCGCTGCGACATACGTGGTCGCACATACGCCTGTGCGCCTCCAATTATAGGCCCCATACTGCTCTACTTCACCATCACGAATAATTAGATTCTGAACATCGCAGGTATGCGAGTGCTTTTTCAACAGACTCGATATTGTCTCCGAGCAGGCCAAGCCCTTTATTGCACCTGTGACATATAAATCCTCTAAATCTTCCAGACTTGTGATCGTGGTCGATGTCAAATAATCCTTTTCTTCCTGCTGGTCCACCGCAAACTTTGCATCCGTAATTTTGCTCACCCAAAATTCTGAGTTCATCTTCCAACGATAACCCAAATGATTGAAGAGTTCTAATCCTATTGTTGACAGTATTTCTTTCCTTAATTTCTGGTCTTCTATTGTATTCAGAATGTTGGATTCTAAGATATTCTTTATTTTTTGAGACCCAGTCGTTAGTAATACTTTTTTGTCTGCTATCGTAACTTGGATCTGAAAGCCTAAGCTGTTTGTCGTAGCAGGATTTACATAATCCTTTTGCCCATGCAACTCTTCCTTCATGACATGAGGCCCGCTTGCTTCTTGGGTGTTCTTTATTGTAGCACTCGAAACATAGTCCGCGAGCGGCATGTGGCCTGTCTGGGTGGCACGTTGGTTTTGTATGGAGTATCCGCACGAACAGAATTCTGCCAGTTCAACGCCATCATTGCAAGCATAAACTGGAATCTTTTTGCCATATTTCTCTGCACCTAACTTGTGGACCCACGCGGTCTGCTCCATAGCAAACGGTGGGATCAATGCTAGTGGTGTTTTGGTAGCGCCGACTGTGCCTTTAGGGTCGTTGTTAAAGCGTGCGCCGGAATTGTTCGCAGGTTCAATGTGGATAGGTGTCATGGTTTTATGAGAGTTGAGAAGCGCCCATACTGGGCGATTAGGTAAGCGTCCACGATACCATCATGCGGGACGCGGCAGCGCGGAGAGGCCAACCATTTTTCTTCAGGTTCGAATGCTTGTGCTTTCTCAAGGGCTACTTTTTTCGTCTGGCCTTTGATTACTTTGCCAAGCATTACCTTCTGCCATTTAAGCACTTCGACAGGCTCAACGGTAAGGATGTGCGACTCACACATGCCGAGCAGTTTGCCGAATGAGATGCCCATCGAGCGCATGGCTTGCGATGTCTTCGCATGCTTGAGGGGTTCCTCAATCAGGATTCGGGAATCAGTATTCAGATCCATGATCCATTGATATACTTTAAGTGTATCAATCTCTCGCTTGCCAGCGCGCTCCTTACATGGCATTTCCATGTAAGCGATAAGGTCGCCTGAAAAAGCAGAGATGGCGCAAATACCGCCGTCGAGACCGTTATCGATTCCAATAATCATGATTTATTTGATTTGCGTTGAGCGACGAACGCTTTCGCTACGGTGACGGCTGCGTCTTGAAGAACTTTGTTTCGCGAGAACTCAACCCGTTTGCATGCGTGCATTACGGTGGCGTGTCCGCGATTAAAGACTCTTCCGATATCTGCAAAACTGCATTCAAAGAAGACCCGCATAACGGCCATAGCCACGTGACGCGCGTTTACAATGCGCGATTCTTTTGACTTGCCTTTTAGGTCTCCGACCGTAACTCCAAACTGGAGGGTGGCCGCTTCGAGTATGGCCCCATAATTAGGTTCGTCGAACGTAGTAATTTTCATACGTGCCTAACCGAGTCGATAGCGGCTTTGTTGACAATAATTCCATTTCCTGATTCGGGCACGTGGATATTGAAACCTTTAGTAAGTCCTTGTAAGTAGAACACTTCGCGCGCCGTTTCGGGGAGGACCCTATAGTATTCGCCTTCTAGTATAACCACCTCAAAGGTAAAGTCATCATGTAGCGCGCCGTTCTTACGAACTAATGTCGGGGGATTTATTGTTATTTTTTTATTGTTAAACATGTTATTCGGATAAAGTTTCGGGTTCTACGTCTACATCGATAATTTTTGATTTCATTTTAGAAATTGTTCCGTTGCCTCTGTCGGTCTTGGAGTTGTTAAGAATGCTGATATCGATGCGCATGCTGCTCGCACCACCACCGCTTTTGGAGTTCAATCCGAGATTGCGACGGATCAACTGATCTAGTTCCGATAATTCGCGGACTGACTTTGGGCCTTTCAAATTCTTCATCGAATCACGCAGCAGCTTGATGCCCGCTGCCGCGATGTAGTGCTGATACTTGTCGGCAGGAGACGATTGCGACTCAGCAATTTCCATCATCTGTTCGTCCTCTACCGTGCGCGCTTCTTGCTTGGCTAGTCTGATCGCGTCGCCAGTGTAGTTGTCGAGATTGTCTTTAAGGTCTTCCGCATCCTCGTCAGTATCATCTACGTATTGAACAATATCCTGAACTTGTTTTGGTAATGGTGTGCCCGCGCGCCGTCTAGGCGGCAGTCCGATTCTCTTAAACCAGCGGCGAACAGTTCCCGCATGCACACCAAGCTCGCGGGCAATCGCCATGATCTTGTAGTCTTTTGCATAAAGCTCTAGCGCCCTCTGAAGTAGCGGATTGTCCGACGGCATGTCGCCGTTTTCTTCATTTTCAAGATCTTGTTCCATGAGATTGACGCTTCATCTGTTGGGAGTTATGGTGCGCCGCAACCAGCATGGCAACAAAAATCGTAAAAAAAAGTAAAATTCTCGAACCGCGAATAGATCCGGTCACTAAACGCATGGATGTAGGCGGCCTTTTTATCCCGCCAACCAGCCTTATTACGGCGCTCCTATATGGGTTTGCCAACCACACGAACTTGCGCGCGAAGGAATTTTATTTCTGGCGGTGCTGTGACGAACTCTGGAACAACGATGACATGCCAGAGCCGCTGATGGTGCGCCATCCGTGGGCTGAGGAAATGATTTGGGCAGCGTTGAACAACAAGTATCTGGCAATCGGTGGCTCGGCTAGCTCCGGCAAATCCCACACGATGGCCGCATGGGGTCTCATTAACTGGTTGTCGGAGCCGCAAGACACTCTGGTGATGATGACCTCCACATCGTTACGTGAAGCCCGCCAGCGTATCTGGGGTTCCGTAATCGCGCTGTTGACCGTGATACCGTTTGCACCGTGCAAGATTCGGGATTCGATTGGGTCCATTGCGTATGTCGATGAGAAAGGCACGCTTATCGAACGTGCGGGCTTGCGGCTTATCGCGGCGGAACGCAGCAAAACACGCGAGGCCGTCGGCAAGTTCATCGGTATCAAGCAGACGCGGGTCATCGTCATCGGCGACGAGCTTTCCGAAATTTCGGAGGCGATCCTGCACGCGGGTCTGACCAACCTTTCGAAAAACCCGTCGCTCCAGATGATCGGCATGGCCAACCCGAACAGCCGTTTCGACGCTTTCGGTGTCTGGGCGGAACCGAAAGGCGGCTGGGATTCGGTGGACACCCAGACGGCGGACAACTGGGTGACGAAGTGGAACGGCTACTACCTGCGGCTCGACGGCGAGCGGAGTCCCAACATTACCGCTGGCATGGTTCTATATCCGTGGCTGCCGACCCAAGAAAAGCTCGACGAGGATAGGGCACTACTCGGTGTGGAGTCGCGGGGCTACATGCGAATGGTTCGCGCCGTGTTCTTTGACAGCGACGAGACGACGGGTATCTACTCGGAGATTGATCTCACTCAAAGCGGCAGCATGGGTAAAGTGGTATGGGCGGGTAAGCCCACAGCCGTGGCGGGCGTTGACCCCGCGTTTACCAACGGTGGCGACCGCTCGATCCTATATATAGCTTATGTCGGTTACAATAGAGAGGGTCACTACGTCTTTGAGTTCGGGGAATCGCTCCTGCTTAACGACGACGCCTCTAACAAGGCTATACCGCGCACCTACCAGATCGTCCAGCAGATCAAGGACCACTGCGTCAAGCGGGGTATTCTGCCAGAAAACGTGGCGGTAGATGCCACAGGCGCGGGTTCACCGTTCTGCGACGTGCTTGCGGGTGAGTGGTCAAACCGATTTATGCGTGTCGGGTTCGGTGATAAAGCATCTGATAAGCGCGTTAGCCAGAACTCTAAGCTAACTGGTGAAGAACTCTACGTGAACCGTGTATCTGAACTGTGGTTCGTGGGCAAGGAGCTGATGCGGACCAAACAGTTGTTTGGCATTGACTCGGATCTCGCGCGAGAAATTACCAACCGGAACTACGATCTGGTCAAGAGCGGGACACTAAGAGTGCGCATCGAATCGAAGCCAGAGTTCAAATCACGGTTCGGGCGGTCTCCCGACTTAGCGGATGCTGCCTTCCTCGCGCTCGACTGTGCGCGCCAGCGGCTCGGTCTGGTGGCTATCGACCCACCGAAAGGGGAACAGGAAGCGGGATACAGGAGGCAGCCAGTAACGATCAACGAGCTGGGCAGTGCTCTGGTGAACTCGATGAGCAGCTTGGCAGAGTGATCTGTCTTTAGGAAAAAAACTTTCTATAGAATGATGTAGTTCATTAAGCCTAGCTTAATGAACTACTTCTTCTAAATAGAAGTTTTTATACTCTAAGAGTAAAGGCGAAAGAAACTGACCTCGTTTTTCAGGGGCACTTTACTGGACTATTGACAATCTTCTAGGTGTCGCGTAACTTCCCTTCGATATGGCGACCTCCCCACAATTAAAATACGTATCGAAACTACTTCCTAAAGCACCTAATTACAATCCAACACCTAATTACGCAGCTTCGTTTCCTTCTTTTGGCGCACCCACACCCACACCCACACCCACACCCACACCCGCACTCACCGCTGCGACTACCTCTGTATCACCTAAAGAGAATTCCAACCTCGCAGGTCGTAGAGCGCTGTTTGCGGATATGCAAGCTGCTGCTCGCGGTGATGCAGGCAGTAAGCCGTCAGGTTTTCGAGAACGTGCAAAGGCTCTCGGCATCGACGATGCGGGCTATACGCGCGGTATTAACCGCGCTGAAAAGCCACTTCCGACGCCTACCGCCAAACCCTCGTTGGGGGGCTTGGAACGGGACTCTCTAGGGAACAGCATAGGTAAACTTGGAGAGTCCCGCAGCCTTGGAACCCAATCCGGAGCCATGCGCCGCGAAGCCCTTCGCTTGCGTAAACAAGGCTATTCGAGAGCCGCTGAAGAGATGGCAATGGGGGCTTCAACACAGCGCCTCAACGAACCAAGTATCCTGACTCAGGAACAAAGAGGCAGGCTGGGGGAACAGTCCAGACAAGCAGACGCAGCAGGCGCGGAAGCCGCTGCACTCCAATCGGAGTATACACAGTTCATGCGCGACGCTATCAAGAAGCGGCGTGGGGAGATGAATGCAACCCCCAAATAAAAATATGGCAGAATTTTCTTACGAAACGGACATCGCGCCAATGCGCGGTTCTTATTTTTCTGATTCCAGTCTTAAGGATCGGGAGCGTAAACAGCTGCAAGCGGACTACATGCAGCGAATAGCTCCGTTTCAAGAAATCTCTAATAAGACGTTAGAGCGCATGCTCGACGTGCAAAATCAGGAGCTGTCTTTTCAACGAGCCAACCTTGCTTTCGAGGATGAGAAGCTAAAGCTCCGAGAAGCACGGGACGCGGCGACATTGTATCCAGCAATATCCAAACAGCTTGAGGATGCGATGGAGGGTAAAGACCCCAACGATCAACGCCTTCTTGTGTCCGACATCATGATGAGCAACCCAACCTTCTTTGAGACTAAGAACGGTTCCGCGTTGCTTTCAGCGGTTAACTCTAAAATATCCGCTGGAGCAACAGCCAATGCTGTGGAACAAGCTAAGATAAACCAAGTGTGGAATATGGCGGCTCAACTGGGCATGCCCGATGTCGCCGATCAAGTTACATCTGGCAGCCTGACTGCCAATGCTGGGCTTAGCGAAATTTCTAAACGTAAAAAGGACGCTGATACGCTCCAAGCGCAGCAGGAGGCTGCTAACGCGAAGTTAGAACTGGCATATAAGCTCCGAACCGATTACATCGACAGATCCGAGAGCTTGTTTAACACTATAAAATATGGTGACGGAAGCTCTGATTCATTCGAGAATACCTTATTGGGAAGCAATGAAAACGCAAGCCCAACAGCCACAAAACCTAAGTCCTTCGCAGCGCCTTACAGAAATGCTCTGATCAATAGGGTGATTAACCTCTCTAATTTAGATCCAGATCAAGTGGAGGAGGTAAAGAAACTCCCTGATAACGAACTTCACAATCTACTCGGCGTGCGAATCGACGACAGTAGAACGCAGCTATACAGAGAAATTACAGGTGATCGGAGCAAGCCCATCCCAACGAAAACCGATTTGACGATAGACGACTATCTAAAGACCTCTTGGAATATTCCTTAAGGTTTCCAGAATATACGCATTAGAAAAGCATAACCAACACAACACCCAGAACCCGCCACAGCTATGACTGAGCTTACTCCAATCGACATTTGGTCCGCCCAAAATAATATCACAGATCAAATTGAACAGCGGAGGAAGTATAAAGAGTATGTCATCGGCGAGTATCTTGCGAATGATGAACTCGATGGAGCAACTGCACAGCTCATCAATAATAACTTTGCGGATTCTCTACGGTCTATCGATGTTTCTGAAGAAGCGATTAAGCTAGAGTTTGAAGATAAGGGCGTTTCTTTCGAAGCGCAGTTGGCTTCGGTATACGACTATACCGACCCTGCTTCTGAGGATAGATCGGTTCTTCGCGAGTATAACGTAGCCAAAGAATTGATGACCAGTGGCCGCCTTTCTGAGGAGTCTCAGCAAGAGTATGCTGACCGTATGCCTGTTCTTGAAGAACAAGTGAAGTTGATTCTAGACACCAACTTCGATAAATCTCAGCTCGCTAAGGTTGCCGACGGTTCTATTCCGTTCGCTAAAGTCAAACAAAAGAATGGGGGCTACATATTTGTAGGTGGTGATCTCGCGGAAAACCTCACGCCAGTCGAAGCATACAAGCAGAGTTTGCGTGCTGGTATTATCTCACCAGACGACGCGCTTGCAATCAAGAAGTCTTATGAGATCCAAGAAGGCCAATCGGTTCCTAACTTCAAAGCTATAAACTACTTCGACGCCATTGCCGCAGCGGAGACTCTTATCAAGGAAGACAAAGAGGTAGAAAAATGGGTGCAAGCACTCGCAGAGAACATGGGCAAGCAAGACCACTATGATGGCGGGGTGCAGGGGCGTAGTGACGACAGCGAGTCGCTTAAACAAATAGAACAGTATCTCCGTTACGATAGCGATGCTATAAGAGAGGACGTTAAGTCTTTGCGTAAACCTTCAAACGAAGAACTGTATGGCCTTATCATCGATAAGATGGATGATCTACTACCGGACGCGGGTTACATTTCAACCGCCGATAAGCAAGCCGCTGTGGAATTCAAGGCGGGCGACGCAGCTGCTCAACAAGGACTGCTAAAGTATTCTACAGAAGAAGAAGGGAGCAGGAACCTTCGTTACTTTGGATATAAATCCCCCGTCATCCACCGCGAAGCCTTTACAAACAAAGTTGCTTTTAAGGCGATGCTCGCGAACTCCGACCTTTCTGAAAAGCAAAAAGAGGGGATGGCCAAAGACCGCGATCTTGTGATCCAGTCGATGTTCAACGAATACGACAAAGTATTTAAGGACACTCATCTTGCAGACGATTGGAACCGCGCACTCCAGAAAGGATATTCCGAAGACAAAAAGGACGGGGAGATTCTCGACGAGTTCCTACAGACCGCTGATTATGGTTTCATACGAAATAGGATCGACGCCATCGGCGCGTCCATCGTATCTTCTTATGAAGATATATTGGGGGCATTCGGAGTTGTTGCCAAGTCTGATGCCGCGCGTGAGATCCTCCTCACAAACCAGAGGGAGCGGGATTCACGCCGCCGCCTTGCCAACATGTTCGGCGATAATTTTGGCATGGCAATGACGCTCGGCGAAATGGCGGCCCCCGTCGTATTTGATGTAGCTGCTACCGCTATATTAACCGCCGCGACCGGAGTAGGTGGAGCGGCTTACGTTGGCGCAAGGCTCACTGCCCGTGGCGTTGTTCTCGGCATTACCCGTGGCGCACTTGCTACTGGAGCAAAAGAAACAGCGTCGGCGGCTGCCCAACGACTCGTTACTAGCGGACTTGTCAAAGGAGCTACCAAAGAAGCGGCGATAGCGTCTGCCGAAACTGCAATCAGCGCGTATGCAAAGACAACGGCAAACAAGTATGTGATCAGGTCCGCTATGTTTATCCCCGCAGCTACAAGATCTGGTGGCAACACCTACGCGTCTGTGTATTCTGCTTTGGAGAATTCGCCCGAAGGTAAAGACCTTACTAAGGACGAGAAGCACTCGCGCGCGCTTGCCGCTGGCATTGTAGCCGGAACTGTTACTGGCGGCATCACACTCGGTTTCTCGATGATAGGACGCGGTGGTCTTGAAGACTTCATTCTTGGCGGTGCCACACCACGCCAGCTTAAAGCAGTCCTTACAAAGATAAGAGGTAGGGAATTTGGCGAAGGCGCTGATTTCGATAAAGTGGTTGCTGAGTATGCGAAGAAAGGCTTGAAGTCCATGTGGAAAAATTCAGCACCCGCTGACATTGCCAAGAAGTTCACCGACGAAGCTTTGGAAGAAGCTGCCGATGAGTTGGTTAACGGGTATATCCAAAGCGCAGCTACTGGCCAAGACGTCCCGATCCTTGAACGGTTACAGCAATCGGCAATGGCTGGCTTCTACGGCGGTGTATTCGGTGGTGGTATGGGAGTCTTTCAGCGGACTGCTGGACGACTGGCGCGCGGCGGTGCTATTGAAGCAGAGAGCCGCGACGCGGCATGGAATAAAGTAATTACCGATCTTTCCACTAAACTGAAAGACGCTGGCAGTCCACTTGCGGCAGACGTTATCCTTAACAGACTAAGGAACCCGCTGCAAAAAGCATCGACTGCCGCACCCAAAACACCAGCCGCCACCGCTGCTACCGCTGGTTCTGCCACTGCCGCTACGGCGGCTTCTTTTGACGCAGACATAAAGGATGTCGATTTACCCGAAGCCCCCGTGCTGAACATAAGCGCGCCTGAAGCGGTGGCAACAACTGCCGCGCCTATAGCAATTGCTGCGCCCGTAGAACCCCCATCTGTAGCTAACAACTTTACAGCACCTGCCTTCTCCTTCGGAGAAAATTCAGCACTCGCCGTTCAGATTCCTTTCGAGTCTACCTATGCCCGCACAACTAATGGCCCGCTAGAGACTCGAGCCGGAGAAACAGGAGTCATCAATTATTCTGGCCGAATTATTACTGTATTAGATGTTGGTGGAATGAAACTCCCGTTCTATATATCAACAGGAGGTGGCGGTAAAAAAGGAGTGCCCGCTGGTAAATGGTATCCATTCTTCGGTATTGGAGAAGATGGTTGGCTTAACAAAACAGGTAGTGCCGATATCAACGATTATTATGGGTCACCAATGTTGCGCGCAATTGCTACGCACCTCAACGATACCGTAGGTGATATACGAGGTAATAAAGACATACCGAAAACAGGTCGTAAAGGACCCGCTATCCCATTTATCAACCAAAGTCTTAGCCCCGTTCAAAACAATACGGCGACTACTGTTGACGATCTTAATGCAGAGATCACTAGAGTGAAAGAGTTTCTAGCTACTCTATATGGCGGAGTCGCCCCAAGCACTGAACCTGATATAGAGGGAGACTCTATGGAAGAAATTCAAGCAGATCTAGACGGCGCATCTGGGAGTGCTATCCAAGAAGCTATCGATGAAGTTCTTTCGGAGAGTTCGCCGGAATCTCCCGCGTTAGTGCTTACATACACTACGCCCGAAGTTGGCGCGAGTGTTATTGATGACGCTACAGACGATGAGCTTAATGAACTTAAGATAACTCCGAGCGACATAAAAGCTATATACGTGGCAGGCGAGCAGCAAGGACTGACGAAAGAACAAGTTGATAAGGCTCTTGCGACATTAGCACCGCAAGAACCAGAATTTCCTGAATGGGCGATGGCGCGGACACGCGAACTTTATGAAGCCAGAACAAAAGCCGCAAAGGAAGTTACGATAGCAGAGGCGGCTGAAGCTGCGAAGGCTGCGGCCGCCGCAACAAAGGATGCGGCGGCAGCCGCGAAAGCGGCGCAAGCAGCGCAACGCAAAGCTGATACGGCTGCAAAAACAGCAGCTCAAATAAAAGACAGCGGAGCAAAGAAAGCCGCTGAGAAAACAGCTGCGGCAGAAGCTAAGGCAGCTGAGAAAGCGGCTGCGGCAGAAGCTAAGGCAGCTGAGAAAGCAGCTGTGGCAGAAGCTAAGGCAGCTACAAAGAAAGCGGCTTCAGAAAGAAAGACGGGTAAGGAAGCGGCTGCGTCAGACCCGCTCCAAGCAGGTCAGATCAAGGCCATCAAAAAGGCTATTGGCAGCACTATTGATTTGATAGTAGAGCAGGGTTTCCCGATTAGGTTAACTAAAGGCAGTGCTTATGGGATGCCAAACGGCTACCAGAATGTCAAAAGCTCATCCGAGATATCCGATCTCATTTCTAAACTAATCTACGAAAAGTATCCAGTCCTCAATGCCGCAAAGATTGCAAGTTATTCCGACATCCTGAATCCTGAAGCCCTTAGAACTCCGCAGGCAAATGAATTTGATCCAGTTAGCGGCAAGTTTGTAGAAAGAAACAAGCAGACGTATTATATAGCTACTGACGGCGGGGTAAAGATCGGATTGTTCGACAACAATCCACGGAGCATGATCCAGTTTTTGCGAGCTGAGATTCCGGTAAGGGTTCCGGAATCATTTCCTGAGCTCCTACGGAACAAGTCGATTGTGTTTGATAAGACTACTCGATTGGTTATCCGTGTAGATGGTCCAACTGCAGCAGACCCGAATGTGTTGGAACGCAAAGATAAAAGGAGCGGCCGCAAAAAGACGTCACTCGTATCTAAGACTGCCGACGATTCGTTTGAACTCCTTGAGGGATTCAAACCGCTGTCCTACGCTCCGATGGAAATCCATCGCGATCTGAATAACATTACCGACACCACGCCATTAGACGACGCTCAAACTACATTCGGCGAAGCGTCTATTAAGGTAGACGACCTTATCGGAAAAATTTATGTGATTTTTAGAGGGGGTAGTCTTGCTGGCGATTATAGTAAAAAAGAAGACAAAACTGCCAAGAAGCAAGCGGAGGACATGGCTGCTGCAATGCTTGCCATGTCAGACATTAGCCGCGCCAACCTAAAGGGGGCAAGCCTTGAGCTAGCTAAAGAAACGGCGGCGCTAGAGCTTGTCCCAGAGTTTAAGAAAGCTCTTTTATTTGGAGAGCTATTCCAGAGCCTCCAGAGAGCGGGAGCAATAGAGGTGGTGGACGGTCTCTTTTCGATCAAAGCTGGGGCTGAGCAAGAAGCGCGTAACGCCTTACTAGAACGTATCAAAGTTCCCGCTGACTTTACGGGTGCTAAAACCGATCTCCCAATCACGGAAGAAACAAACCGCAAAGCCGCCTTCATCTATACGTTTGGCTTTAAGAAAGGCCAGCGCAAACCAATCCTAAAAGAAGGCGAGAAGAACAAGACGAAGAAGCTTACCGCCGATTGGGAGAACAGAGTCCTCGATTCTTATATCGACGGTATTATCAATGATGATATTGCGCGTCCAGATGAAAACGGTTTGTTCCCCAACATAAAAGCTATTGCGTCTCGAGTAGGTACACGCGCCCTCAAACGAGTCCAGTATGCCCTTGAGGAGAAAGCCACTGAAGACGTCTTCGCGCTCGACCCTAAAAAGCGTTCGGGCGCTATTGAGGCTGTGAAAGAGTCCGAGTTTGGGCAAATGTATACCACAGGCGAGTCTACACTCCCATACATCTTTGATAAACTAGCGGCTAGTGAAGCTGCAGCAGCGATGCCGAAGCTCTTTTTGAAGCCCGCATACGAGCTGTTCGACTCCGACAGAGACGTTCAGCTAGCCCTGCGAGCACTCGCTAAGGACACCGTCCATAAAGACAGCCCAGCTCTTGCCGAAAGCCTGAAACCAGAAAAATTATTTAGAGCTATCGCCCTATGGGCAGTATCTAAAAGCCATTCCCAAACGGATTCTTACCGATTCCGCCGTCAGTTTCTCGACCGCTTTCAAGCTACGAATAAATCGACGGCTCTTATCAGCAGGGCTTTCGAAGCCTACGGCGTTTACAAATACGACTTCAAGAGGGTCGCTGATAAGAAACAACGCGACACGTTACGTAGACTTGGCTTCTCAGAATTAGAGACCACACTACTCACACAGAAATCTGTTCCGACATTGCTCGCGGAAAAACTAAATATCACGGAATCTGAAGCGAAGAGTTTACACAAATCTCTGGCAGAGAAAATCCACCGCTTTGATGCACCGTCGTTCATCAACTCAAAGCACCGTAATTTCTTCCGCGTCAAGAACGAGAAAGAAATCAAGCGCCTGAACCTTGAATCCGGTAACCCGAACTCTGTAGCCGCAGCTATGAAGGAGATCATGAAGAGCAGCAAGAACAAGCAGCACCGCGCTGTCGCCCAGTTCTTGCTCAAGAATCCTGATCTGATTAACAAAACCAAGTTCACCATCGCCAACATCGACAACAATAAGGCAGGCGAGTTCAGCGTCGGTTCCGATGGTATCGGACACGTTGTCATAAATATGACAGGATACTACGGAATGGGCATCGAGTCCGTCCTGCTTCATGAGTATCTCCACGCAGCTACTGTTGACCTCACCACCAAGCCTGAATCCGAACTCACGGATTCTCAGCGCACGGCTAAGAAGCGCCTCAATGGTTTGCTTGAAATCTCACGCCGCGCATATGACAAGCAGCTTGCTGATGGTGGGCGCGCAAGCCTACTGTTTGAGTCGGGCACTCAGAACATCGAAGAGTTCATCGCCACGTTCTTCACGTCCAGCGATTTCCAGAACACGCTCAAAGTAACCAGAGATGCTGGTAGTCGCAGGAACTTCTTCACCCGTATCATTGACGCGATCAAGGATCTGTTTGGAGTCCGCTTGAACAAAGCCTTTGACTCTGCGTTTGCAGACCTTATCGACTTCACCACAATCGGCAACATCGATCCGGCATCCACTTCGATTGAAGCTCGGATGGATCGCGCGGCAGCTGAGACAATCGACGAAGGGCGTAAGTTCTCCCCGATTCCAAAATCAATTAGAGATGCAGCAAAACCCGCTGCTGAGATCGATCTCACTCAGTTCTCCAGCTTGGAGCCACTCGTTGACGGTGAACTCGGAACCGCTCAACAACAGCGGATGATTGACTATCTGATCGATCAGGCAGTGCGTTCGTTGATCCCAGCCGATGTAGCGGTATCAGTATTTAATACTCAACAAGAAGCTGATGATAGTGGCACATTCGATGGGCGACCAAACGAGGCTATCGTCGCCACGATCATCCGCAATACAGATGGCACGGAGCAGTCCGCGATATTTATCAATAGAGCCAACATGCGCAATAGGTTGCTGTCTCGCAGCTCGGTGATCGAAGACGCCAACATGGCTAAGGCGTTACTCGAAACATACATCAATGAAGAGCTTACTCACGTAGCTGAGTTCAACGCTGTTCCAATCGAGAAGATCAACGCGCTGGTTGACGAGACTCTTGACCAAGAGTTCGACGGCATCATCGACGACTA